ATGAAAAACGAGAATCAAACCATCACCATCACCATCAGGCTAACCCAAGCTGAGAAGGCCGAAATAGATGCATGCGCAAAATATCTAGGTTTGCCAATAAGCACTTTTTATCGATTTGCGGCGAAACAGGTTTTTAATGAACACCGTAAATCCATGGTTGATTTAGGTGTTTGGAATGAGGAATTAGATAAAAAAAACGGATTGAAAAGTTCGAATTCTAAAAAGAAAAAACAAAATGAACAAAAATAAAATTTCGAACAAACTTATTTCAGAGTTTGAAGATTTGTTGGGAATTAAAACAGATTTCAGCCATGAATTTTTGAACGATGTAAGTGTTTTGTGTAAATACTTAGAGGAAAAGAAACTCCTATCTAGAAGGACCAGACACAATCGTTTTGTAGCACATGTTAATTGGAAGTTTAGAACTAATGCAGAATCGTTACGAAACTTCTATAAACTCGCTGCTATATCTGGATTCACTTTCAATTATCACGAAAAAAGAGAAATTCAACTTGCCTATGACGACTCTTCAAAACCACGCCTTAAAAATGTTTTAGACGCTGCGGTTGACAGAAAAGAAATTAAACATGAGCTGCTTCAGAACTTTGATCCTTACTCTAAAAAGGATTCTATTCAGACCATAAAAAACGAATGTCAGGGCCCGTCTAAATTAAGAAAACCTCAGAATGGAAGAAACATCAGTCGAGAAATATTAGAATCGCAATTTGCAGCGTTTCTTTATTGCTCTTTGTCGGAAAAAGAAATGCATGGATTTTTTGATCCTGAATTCACTAGCGACAATTACAAGCCAGCCTTCTGGGATGAATTGCATGCTAGACATCCAGAATTGTTTAGCAGAAATGATTCTTTGGAAATTATTAGGATCACACCAACGCTGACTCGCAGAACATCTTATGAGCGTTTTCGTAATAAGCTGGCCTTTTGGGTTAGAAATGCATATGAGCGAATTAACAACTATGGCCACTTAGCAATTATTATTGAGCCCATAACAGATAGTTCTAAAAAATCTATTCAATGGGAACTTGCGTCAGACTTAACATTATTTAGCGAAAAACATCGCGAACGCTCTCTCAAAAAAACGTATTTTAGAGAAAACGAAATTAGAGAAATAACATCTTCATACATTAAAAATATTGACACCAAAAATGCAGCTTTTGAAAAAGCAAATGAAGGATTTTTCTACAAGGACTGCTTTGTATTTTTCAAAACCTCAGATGATGTAAAAAATGAACCGACTATATTGTTATTGTTTCAAAAAAACGAACGCGACGAAACCTTAATACCTTGTCCAAAATGTCGAAGTCAAAATGTTCAAGGGAATTCGTATCCAACTCTAGGGGTCAGAAGTTGGGAATGCAAAAATCGCCTTTGTCCCGATCGAAGTAAATACAATCGGGGCAAGCGATATTCATTTAAATCCATTCTTATGCAACAAGCGATTGATGATCCTCAGAATAGCATTGCTTCATCACAGGTGAGGGCATGGTCAAGAGACGTGCAATATAACAAAAATCTTGACGAAGTAATCAAAATGTTAATCCAGCATTACTCTCTTAGTAGAGATGCGATTCACTTATTTAATGTTTCCAGTCCAAAATGCACGTTTGGAAGAAATGCTGTCGTCAACAAATTATTGCTCAGAAAAGAAGACGCTTTTTTTGAAAAAGCTGCGTTATTTAATAGATATCTGGTTGAGAGACCTAAAGCTAAAAAACACAAATCTATGTCTCAGGTTAATGACGGTAACTTTAAAGTGTTTTGCGGTGATTCTTTCGATGTTCTTTTTAACCTCGAGCCCAATAGCGTGGACGGCGCAGTAACATCACCACCTTATTACAATGCTAGAGAATACACACAATGGCCCAACATTTATTGCTATCTGTATGACATGTTTAATGTTGCAAAAGGTGTTTGGCAGATCCTAAAACCTGGATCTTTTTACCTATTCAACATATTTGATTATTTTGACAACGAAAATTCGATAGTTTTTTCTGCAATGGGCCAAAAAAGAATGATCTTAAGCGCATACATTGTTGACGCATTTCGAAGGGTGGGATTCAATCTCTATGGAAACATTGTTTGGGATAAAGGAGAGATTGAAGGAAAGAGAGGTTTTAATGCCGGCAACTTCAGTCCCTACTATCAGTCTCCATTTAACTGTTGGGAGCACATTCTAGTTTTCCAGAAACCGACAGCATTAAAAAGGAAAAATTCCAATAATAAAATCTTTCCTACATTTATTCGAGCCAAACCAGTGATTAAAATGATTCGAGGGGAAAATATTCATGGTCATTCAGCACCATTTCCAGATGAAATCCCTGGGCTACTTATCAACATTTTGACCTCTGATTGTGTGATATTAGATCCGTATGCAGGTAGTTTAACGACGGGTAGGTTCGCAGAAGAAAGAGGGTTAAGTTCTATTCAAATTGAAAAGAACATGGAATACTGCACGTTGGGTCTTGATATACGCAAGCGGGCAATCAGTTCTGAACAGCAAGAATTATTGTCTTTTGAAGACCATTCATCCTCTACACCAACTCAATAGAAACGGTAAGTCCTTCTACCTCTTTGGATGTCAGATCGGCAATCTTCACTCTTTTCTTTGTTTCTAGCTGCTTAAGTTTAGTTCCAAAGCTCAATTTTATTGATGATGAACTGTCAAAAGCTTTGTGAGCATGCAATTTCATTGAGCGAGGAGGCAGTGGTAAAATTGAAGGTTTATCATTTTCTTCTGAGTTTCGCTTTGGTGGACTATACGAAATAGCCAAGCTCTGATTCGGCCATTCCCCACCGACAAAGTAATGAGAAAAAGGAATCTCACTTATTGGTATTCTAAAAAATGTCATCCTATGGCGATCATTCTCTATCGGTATTGAAGCAACAAATGCAAAATGATAATTTGAATCGATGCTGTTGTATAATTCAACTGCGCCATCAATTTGATCTGAAGGCCAGGCCCTTGTTATTGCACCATCTGGCCAAAGAAATATCGAAGAAGCTGTGTCAAGCGTGTCGATATCCATCGAGTAATCTGTTGCATGTTGAAGCCAGTGAGCCATCGCCCATCCCTCTTGCATTCTAATGTCGGCCATTGTCATTCCGTATAATCTACAGAAACGAATAAAATCTTTTAATGTTCTTGGCTTAAAGGTGAAAAGGATCCACATCAGAGCTGATTCAGCTGTTAAGTGTGTGTTGCCACCAAAAAGGTGAGAAGGCCTTTTTATTACGTTGCAGCGACGACACCTAAGAACCATGTTTTCAATAAAATCTGCATCTAATGGATCGGAGTAGCTTTCACGAGGCTTGCTGTGATCAGCCTGAAGCTCAAACCTTGTTCCACAATCAACACATGCTCCAGCTTGCTCATAAAACCATTTCATAACGACACGCATGGTGTTGCCTTTTCCATAGCGTTTCTTAAATCCCTCTGAAGAGGCAAGGCTTGTTCCCACTTGAGATGGGTTCATGTGACCCAAACAGAGTGTTGTGATTTCTTTCCAGGATAGAAGTTGAGAATCGATAAGGCTTTGAAGCAGTGCGTGCCACTGATCTTCAGACCATTTATTGTCGCCAAATTTTATGCTAGACATTCGCCTCTCCCAAAACCTCTGATCTGATTCAGACACAAAAATACGTGGCAATCTGGCTATAGTTGCAGACGCAAGGCTTGAACTAACTGCTTTTATTAGTTTTATATCAGAAGAAGGAAGATTTGACTATCGAAAAGGTGGTAACAGTACTGGTTTTGGATTTAAAAAAAGTATTGACCTTAAGCTTCTGTATGTTTAGTATATCCTAAACACTGAACATAGGATGAAACCAAGCATGGCTGGAAACCCAAAATTCGGAAAGCGCATACGTCAGCTTCGAGAGGCAAAAAGAAAAACTGATCCTTCGTTTTCTCTTCGCCAATTTTCAGATGCTGTTGGCATCAGCGCCACCTTTCTAAGCAAAGTCGAAACCGGAGAATTTGATCCCCCGAAGCCTGAAAAGATCATCAAGATGGCCGAACTGCTTGAAGTCGATGCGGACGAGTTACTCGCACTGGCAGGTCGTGTTGATCCGGAGTTGAATGAAATCATCAAGGAGCAACCAAAAGCCATGGCTGACCTGCTGCGCACTGCGCGAGAGCAAGGTCTAACCGCAGAGGATCTTGAAAAACTAACCAAGAAAATGAAAAAGCGATCCTGATGATCGCTTCCGAGGCCCGACGGATGACAAAGAAAGTTAAATTCCTACCCAAAGAACATATTGAAGCGGCCACGCTGAAACTGCTGGCCGAATACGGGAAAAAGTACGAGCAGATCACGGCTCCCCCCATTCCCGTCGAAGAAATACTGGAAGCGCATCTTGAAGTCGATTTTTCATTCGACAATCTATCGAACCTGTTGGGGTTGCCCAATGTTCTCGGTGCGACGTGGTTTCGTGACAAGAAGGTCCTCATTGACGAATCCCTCGATCCAACCATTCATCCTATGAAAGAAGGCCGTTACCGTTTCACGGTCGCCCACGAACTTGGCCATTGGGATTTGCACCGCCATCAATTCATTGGAGATCCCGGCCAAGGGATTCTATTCGACGAGGAGCCCGAACCATCCATAGTCTGCCGAAGTATCACAAAGGAACCTATCGAATGGCAGGCTGACCAGTTTGCGGGTTATTTGCTCATGCCGGAGGAAATGGTCTGCAAAATGTGGGTCGATCATCACGGTCGTTTGGAAGCCTACGTGGCTACTGATGAAATTCAGGATCTGTCGGCGAAATGGGGCCTTGCCGACGATGCCCAACCCACGGTTGATTTCGCTCGTGAGATGGCGGCAGAATTCAAAGTGTCGGGACAAGCAATGCAAATTCATTTGATCGGACTCGGGTTGATTAAGACCGAGAAGCCCGACCCCGGTCTGTTTTAATAATCTCGGTCATTTAACAGGAGACTTATGTCATGTCAGAAAGTCAGTCACACAAAAAAGGCAAAGGAAACGCTGCAAAAAAGGAAGTTCCGATCTCAGGCAATCGGAGGCTAGATGCTATTCGGGGAAAGAATGCAATCGAGGTTGAACGTAGCGGAACGAATCAAGGGATCGACAAGGCATTATCGCGTCTTAAAACACAGGGGAACAAGAATAAAATTATTCGTGTACCTCAAACCGACATGAGTAAAGCTCTTGAGCGGGCAAAGAAGCAGGACATAAACGTCACAGTGACGAATCTGTCTAAAACAAAAAGGAAAAAATCGTAACCACTTTTTTTTGACGCAACCGTTTAGTGTTTAGGCTACATAATACGGAGCGAGAGAGGATAATGTAATGGCCCAGTTTAATCCGAAGCGTGTGCTTCGCCAAATTTCAAACGCGCTGCTCAAAGAGTTTTTTGAGGGGCATGGACATGCACTCCCTATTCCGTGGGATGAAATTACAAATACCCAAATCAACGAGGTCTTTAGGGCGTGGCAGGCGTTGGCAGACACGCCTCGCAGGCAAATCGAAGTCATATTCCATGACCTCGATGAAATGGCCAACGAGGATGGGATTCGCGTTTTGGTTGATGAGGGTCGGAACAGAGACATCGACCTTGCCGTCTCCATGGAATCCATGGAAAGCAGCTTTGATAAAGCCATGTGGGTTTATCTAAACCACAACCTGATATGGGATGCATCGGTAATGTTCGCCCGAGCCGACAGCCTTTCATCCGCTCGATCATGGACCCGGCGTGTCGACATGCCCGTGGTCGCCCCGGGCACCAACCCGGACGATCTCAAGAAAATGCAGGAAGCCCTGTCCGCTTTCTACCGCGAACGTCAAGGTCGCGGCCACCATTGCCGGATCGAACACTTCAAACGCGGAAGCAATCACGACTATTTTTTCGTGTATCTGAGCGATTACGCCGACACATACATCAATTTTGACGATGCCGGAAAATTTCAACGAACTCCCGAACGCCGCGCGTTTGAAATTGTGTTTGCCTATGACCACCAAACAGGAACTCTTGACATGTTCGCCAAAGGCGGGAGAAAGATTGTGGAACCGCTTCAAAAAATCTTCTCCCGTGTCATCCTTGGCGAGGATTTAAGGGCCGAAGATGTGTCAGCCAACCCCTACGATTTGAACCACCTCATGGAGCGTAATTTCAAATTCCCCACTGAGCCAGAAGACGGGGTTGTTCAGGTGTCATTGCGCCGTCTTCGCCTATCGGTTGTCGGCAACCAACGCCGACGCATCACACTTGAGGCAGATGCCAACGGTCAGCGGGAAGACATCTACGATATGTTAGAGCGCGATCTGAACGTCAATAAGCTCCCGCGATCAGTTTTGCACGTTACCAAAGCGACCTTTAATCTTCAGTTTAACGGTAATGGGCACGGACGGTCATTAACCTTTGATGTCACGCACCCCAACTCCTGCAATTTGAAAAGCAAGCGTGAAGATCACCGCATCATCGGCGAGAAGTATTTGAAGAAATGGAAGATCGATGTCTCCTGATACTCTGGAACCAATCTGGCGTAGCATGGACGTTCAATCTCCGTTGTTCACGGGTGATGAGATTGCATCATGGCCGGAAGGATCATTTCAGACGTTAATGGATGCTGGTGTTTTGAGGCAGGCTGATACGACGACCCATGTTTTGTGTGACGCCTGCACGGACGGACACGTCGAAGAAGTAATGTCGGTTTCTTTTAAGAACGGAATCACACGTTTTTTTATTCGTTGCCCTGAAAACGGAAGAGTCGAAATCCCAAGGGAGCGTTTGCTGCAATGGTCGATCAATCTTGACCCGTTACTCAAATTTATCGCCGAGGCTTTCAACGCCACAGGGGAAATCAATGAATCCTTTCCTTCACGGTTATGGGAAATAGGTCGCGCTTCAATAGCGGGACGATCACGGATGATCTGGGTCGCCCGGGGTCTATCGTGGCCAGACGCGGATGTCTTGAAGCCCTCGCTGCCAAAAGGGAAATCTCCCGTTCTATTCATGCTTGGACGTGCGCCTGCGAACGGGATGGTTCACCTGAGTCCGGATTCGATGATCCCCTGTGACAAGGTGATTTCAATGCACGAAGGTTCGCTTGCCATGGACAAAGATGCGGTCGAAGAATTTCTGAATGCGTCCGGTTCGGGCGAAGACATGACAAAGAAAACTCCCAAGAAACGTGCCGAAAGAATGGCTGCAATTGATCTGATGGAAAAAGCGGTCATCGAACACATACTTTCAGCAAGGGATTATGCCTTTGCCGCCATACAACGCGGAGAAGCTCCCGAGCTGTTACCACGCCCAACCCAAAAATTCCTCGCCAAACAGCTCGGTCTGGATGAAACAACGGTTTCGCGCTCGATCAATGATGCCAGCGCACACAAGCTGAAGTTGTTATGGAACACCGCAAATGATCTCGATGCGGTCATGAAATACACCATTGTTTCTCGTCGCTAATTGCACTTTCCACGCTTTCCTGTAACTGCAATTTTGAAGTCCTCGCCCATAACCCATTGGCAAACCATGGGTTGCGACATCCAGCAATAAAATTTTCCCGCTTTGCTGCAACTCCTCCGGAGTTTGACGCTGTGTCGGTTCACGGCGCACTCGAACTCAAAGGAGGTAACGCAAATGCGCCCAGCACTCAAAACAGAGGTTTCTCAACCTCGCCAACGCCTTATCCGTGAAATGCAACGGATCAATTTCGGCCATATCAGGGAATTGGTCATCGAAAACGGCGATCCCGTTTTCAGCCCGTCTACACGTTCCATTCTGAACGTGAAATTCGGATCGGAGAACGGCTCTCGTCCCGAAACGAATATGGATGACTTTGCTCTCAAGAAACAAATACGCGAACTCTTCGCTGCCTTCGAGAAGCTGAAGAACGGAACCGTTCATTGTCTTGAAATAAAAAATGGCCTTCCGTTTTCAATGCAGGTCGAGGAGGTGAATGCCTAAACAACGGGTTCGGCTCCCAATAAAACTTATTTAATTTTTCAACCAGACAACTAACCGGCCACAAAGTGGAGGCAGTTGTGGGTGACGCTGAAAAGCGAACACGCACACTGCCTTCATCGGTCGGTCTGGTTTCAACGCTTCTTCTGTCGCCACCCACACGGCTCTCCCGGTCAAAGGAGATGCCAAATGGCACAGAAGCGAATGCAAGACCTCGACGATTACGCGAGGCGACTTATCAAATGTAAAGCACACCAACTCATCGGGAAGTACGGGTTCACAAGAAGTGATGTGGACGATCTGACCAGCGAGATGACGCACGATCTCTCAGAGCGCATGGCGAAATACGACGCCAACATTGCAAAGCGCAGCACTTTTATCGCCCGCGTTGTTGAAAGAAAGATCTCAAAGATTATCCGTCATCAAAAAACGGAGCTTCGGGATTATCGCCGCAACGACTGCTCTCTCAATGAATACATGAAGGCTGACAACGGCCAGATGGTCGAACGTGTACGCACGATTAGCCAGGATGAGCAGGACTTGAGATCAGGGAAGCACAGCCGCCCGAAAAGTGAGCGCGTTGATCTTCAGATTGACTTGTCGCTGATCATATCTGGTCTGCCTTCTGATCAAAAACAGCTTGTGGATGTTCTGACGCGGACGGATTCCATTGCGGAAGCAGCTCGTGAACTCGGCGTACCACGCACATCGCTATACGCACCCATTCAACGTTTGCGTGTTCTTTTTGAAGACAAAGGGCTTGGGGAATACCTCTAAGCCATTTTCGTCGGTTTGCCTCTTCGCCGGGTAAGTAACTAAAGACGGCGAGAGGCAAATCCTCCCACTTAGGAGAAAGAGACATGAGCAAACTAATCTACAAATACGTTTTTGATCAAGATGTCCCCATAAGGGAAATTGAAAACTCCCTTTTACTGGCCGTCTTGGCCGTGGAATCACTGCACGGAAAATCCCGAGTGCGTCTGGACACGACCTATTGTCTGGAACCCACCAAGCACACCTGTGTTATTGATGCATCCGCTGCCGTGGGCAAAGACATCTGCCGCATTTTTACGGGCTTTATCACCCGCGAATTCGGCGAGGAATCTTTCAGCGTGTGCCATGCGGACACCGCGCCTATCCCTGAATCAGAAGAAATTTCAGCGTAAAGAGGAATGCAATCAATGGCCCGTGCCCGAAAAACAGATCCACATACGTCACATGAAGCCGCACGAGAAGCGGAAGCCAGCGGTCGTGCAAGCGGACAACGTGCCATCTGCTTTCAGGAAGTACTGAACCATCCCGGCCAAACCGCTGCGGAGATCGCCAAGGCGACAGGTTTGGAACGCCATGTTCCATCACGGCGACTTCCAGAACTTCGTGAAGCGGGTCTTGTAAGAAATGATGACGTTCGTCCCTGCCGAATCACTGGTCGTAACAGCATGACGTGGGTGCCAGTCAAGGAGGGATCGAAATGATCGACACTTCCTTTCTTATTACAGAACCCGCCGAAAAGTATCATGCATCGGCAAAAGAAAATCTGAGCAGCCACCAGCTTGGCAATTTCAGAAAGTGCCCACAGCTATATCTAAAGAAGATTCTCGGACTCATCCCCGATGAAGATCGCCCGGCCTATGTTGTCGGACGTGCAGCGCACACCCTGATTCTTGAAGGATCGGATGTTTTTGATTCTGAATACGCCGTTGGTGGGCCCATCAATTCAAAGACCGGAAAACCCTACGGATCAAACACGAAGGCTTACGGTGAATGGGCAACTGCTCAAGGCAAACCCGTCTTAACAGATTCTCAATACGCCTTGATTACCAATATGGCTGAAGGCGTTCACAAACACGAAATCGCCATGAATCTTCTGGCCGATGGCGTGCCCGAAGGTGTCGTCCGAACGAACTATCAAGACATCAAATGCCAAATCCGTATGGACTGGTTTCATCCAGAACATGGCATCGTGGATTTGAAAACCTGCGATGACATGACTTGGTTTGAAGCCGATGCCAGACGCTATGGATACGTCCATCAACTTGCTTTTTACCGATCTGTTCTGGCCGTCGCTATCGGCCAATGCATACCCGTTCATCTGATTGCAGTTGAAAAGAAAGAACCATTCCGCTGTGGCGTTTGGGTGATCGGCCAAGACGTGCTTGGACTCACGCAAAAAGAAAACGAGGAAGCCATCGCACGGCTCAAGGAATGCCGCAACTCAGACCAATGGCCCACTGGCTACGAGGCCGTACGAACGCTGGATTATTTGTAACCCGGTGGCGGACGGTCGGGACGGCGTAGCCGGGACCGGGCCTCTCGGTTGGGACTCCCTATGTCCGACCGTCTCGTCACCATTTTTTTGAAAGGAGGCAACATCAAATGACGTTGCTAGAACAAGTCCAAAAAGGACGTAAAGCCGCACCGCGACGGGTCATGCTTTATGGCACGCAAGGAATCGGCAAATCGACTTTCGGGTCGATGAGTAACAAGCCCATCTTCATCCAAACGGAAGATGGCCTCGGGGAAATTGATTGCGATAAATTTCCATTGACCGGTACGTTCGATCAAGCCATTGCGGCTCTATCGGAACTCTACTCCGAAAAGCACCAATACAAAACGGTAGTGATCGATTCGTTGGATTGGATGGAACGCCTGATCTGGGCCGAGGTCTGCAAGAAACGAAACGTCGAAAGCATCGAAGACATCGGCTATGCCAAGGGATACACCTTTGCATTGACCCAATGGCGTCAATTCCTGACCGGGCTGGATGCACTTCGCAATGAGCGCGGCATGACAATCATCCTTGTCGCGCACGCCCGCATCGAACGCTTCGAGAATCCCGAAACGGAAACCTATGACCGTTATGTGCCAAGACTTCACAAGCTGGCTTCGGCGGTTATTCAGGAATGGTGCGACGAGGTGCTTTTCGCCACCTACAAAATCCACACCAAACAGACGGACGAAGGATTCAACCGCAAACGCGCCCAAGGCATCGGCACGGGTGAGCGTATCGTCCGCACCACCGAACGCCCGGCGCACGTTGCCAAGAACCGGCTCAATCTTCCCGACGAGCTTCCGCTCGATTGGAACGCTTACGCCCATTTTTTGAACCAAACAAACGGAGGTAAATAACCATGGCAAATCTCAACGGCTTTGATGCCAACAATCACGAACCCGCAACCGAATTCGAGGCCATTCCCGCAGGGAAATATCTGGCGACAATCACCAACTCGGAAATGAAACCCACCAAGGCAGGCACCGGACATTATCTGGAACTGACCTTTCAGGTTCTCGAAGGCGAATACAAAAACCGCAACCTCTGGGCGCGTCTCAATCTCGACAACCCCAATCCGGTCGCAGTCAAGATCGCCCAAGGTGAACTCTCCGCTATCTGCCGGGCCGTTGGAATGATGGCACCCAAGGACAGTGCGGAACTCCACGATCTGCCTTTGGTGGTTTCGGTCAAGTGCAAGAAGCGCGAAGACACCGGCGACATGACCAACGAAATCAAGGGGTACGCAAAAAAGGAAGCAGCTGTGGCCAGTCAACCACAACAGGCCAACGACGGCACGCCTCCTTGGGCGCGTCAATGATTGAACTGGAACTGCCGTTTCCTCCGTCTGTGAACCATTACTACCGGCGCGTTGGTCGCAGGACATTGATCAGTCGCGAGGGTCGGGCCTTCCGTGAAAAGGTTTGCTCGATCCTCGCGGCCCTGCACATCAAAGCGATAGCCGGGCCATTGAGGGTGCATATCGAAGTGTACCCGCCGAACAAGCAGAGGCGGGACATCGACAACCTTCAAAAGAGCTTGCTTGATGCTCTCGAACACGGCGGTGCCTACAAGGACGACAGTCAGATCGTGAAGTTGGAAATTGAAAAACGTGATCCGACACCGGGTGGAAAAACAATTGTGAGAATCAGGAAGGCTGAATGTTTGCATTAAGACCTTATCAACAACAGGCCGTGAGTACGGTCTACAACCATCTTCGTGAACACGACAACAATCCATGCGTGGTAATTCCGACCGGCGGCGGCAAAACTCCGGTCATCGCCACGTTGTGCAAGGATGCCGTTAACCAATGGAACGGTCGCGTTCTCATTTTGGCGCACGTCAAAGAGCTTCTGGAACAGGCCGTTGAAAAACTCAACGTCGTCGCGCCGGAAATGTGGAATCAGATCGGGGTGTATTCGGCTGGACTGAAAAGCCGTGACACCGAGCATCCGATTATCGTGGCCGGAATTCAATCGGTCTACAAACGCGCCGGTGATCTGGACGCTTTTGATCTGATCATCATTGATGAGGCGCACATGATTCCTCCGGACGGTGACGGCATGTACCGGACGTTCTTGCAGGACGCCCGTTTGGTCAATCCGAATGTCCGGGTGATTGGCCTGACGGCCACACCGTTTCGCATGAAAAGCGGCATGATCTGCGAACCACAGAATATTCTTAACCACGTCTGCTTTGAGATCGGCGTTAAAGAACTCATCGTGGACGGCTATCTCTGTCCATTGATCACTAAAGCCGGAAAAGAAAAGGTCGATACTTCCGGCCTTCATGTTCGCGGCGGTGAGTTCATTGCCGGTGAAGCCGAAGAATTGATGGATACCGACGAACTGGTCGAGGCGGCTTGCACTGAAATCATTCAACAGAACCGTAATCGAAAATCGTGTCTCGTCTTCGCCACGGGAGTAAAACACGGCAAGCACATCGCCGAAGTGCTTCAAAAGAAAACCGGAGCGGAAGTAGGCACGGTCTTTGGCGACACCATGTCCTTTATGCGTGATCAAACCTTGGAGGACTTCAAAAACGGTGAACTCAAATATCTGGTCAACGTCAATGTGTTGACCATGGGTTTCGACGCGCCGAACATCGACTGCGTGGCCATGGTGCGCCCGACCATGTCGCCCGGCCTTTATTATCAAATGGTCGGTCGTGGCTTCCGTTTGCATCCGGGCAAAGAGGACTGTTTGGTTCTCGATTTTGGTGGCAACGTCATACGTCATGGGCCGGTGGATCAAATTCGCATTCAGACAATTGAAACCAGAGGCGAAGGTGCGGCTCCGGCCAAAGAATGTCCCCAGTGCCAGGCATTGGTGGCGACGGGTTTTGCCGTGTGCCCCCACTGTGGTTTTGTCTTTCCCGAACCGGAAAGCAAAACACATGATGCCGAAGCGTCCACCGAAGGCATTCTTTCAGGTGAAGTCAGCATCGATGAATACGAAGTGCAGGATGTTTATTACGCCGTCCACACCAAACGCGATGCCAAAGATGACGCACCTAAAACCCTGCGCGTTGAATACCGCGTTGGTTGGCAGCAATACCATAGCGAATGGGTCTGTTTCGAGCATTCCGGTTGGGCAAGGCAAAAAGCAGAGTCATGGTGGCGACTGCGGAGCAACGCACCATTTCCAAATACAGCAGCAGAAGCCGTGGCCATGGCCGATCAAGGCGCGCTTTGTGAAACCAAATCCATCACGGTCAGGAGTGCAACCGGCGATCAATACGACCGCATCATTGGCTACGAACATGGCGACAAACCCGAATGGAACAATGACGCCATGGTCGATTCCGAACCCGATTACTGCATGGCAGATGATGAGATTCCATTTTGATGAGTGCGCCAAACGAAAACATGCTTACGGCGGCGATTCAGTACGCGGAGATGGGCTATCCCGTGTTTCCCTGTATTGCCGGAAGCAAAAAACCTCTGACCAAACACGGCTTCAAAGACGCCACTACGAACATTGAAGTCATTGAGTCGTTTTGGAGAAAGAATCCCAAGGCCAACATCGGCATTCCCACTAATGGTTTGTTGGTCGTTGATATCGATGGCGAAAAGAATCCATGGCCAAAGGAGATCGAACAATCGGAAGATTTGGCTTGCGCTCCGTTGGCACTGACTGCCGGAGGCGGTCGCCATTACATATTCAAACAGCCTGCTGGTAAGAATTGGAAAAACACCACCGGCAAACTCGCGCCCAAGGTCGATACCCGCGCCAACGGCGGGTACATCATCGCGCCACCATCTGTAGTTGACGGCAATTCCTACCGTTGGGCCGAAGGCATGGATTTGAACGTCACGCCGGATCAGTTGCCGGAACCGCCAGATTGGCTGGTAGTTCTTCTTGATAATCTGGCAATTGGGGCCAACACGGGCGCACAGGGCGCGAATAATGGGAACAGTGGCAACATGATCCCTTCAGGGCAGAGAAATAGCGCACTGGCGGCCCTTGCGGGGAATATGCGCCGGGTGGGCATGAGCCAATCCGAAATATATGCCGCCATTGAGAGAGTGAATGCCGACCGCTGCAGTCCTCCCGTCAAATCCAACGAGGTTGAACGAATCGTTACGAGCATCTGTCGCTACGAACCGGATCAGGTTTCCGTGGCCGTGGCAGAAAACCATTGGGCGCAGGATCAGGACGCAGCCGCGCCGAAAATAGGAATTGAAGATCCCGGTCAAATGCCGGACGAACTGCTGCGCGTTCCCGGTTTCATTTCCGAGGTCATGGACTACTGTCTGGAAACCGCGCCGTACCCAAACAGCGTCATGTCATTTTGTGGCGCGTTGGCATTGCAAGCCTTTCTGGCCGGACGAAAAGTGCGCGACCAAGGTGACAACCGAACCAATCTTTATCTGTTGGGATTGGCGCACTCTGCGGCGGGTAAAGACTGGCCGAGGAAAATCAACACGCGCATCCTGCAGCAAATCGGTATGTCAGACGGCCTTGGCGAACGCTTCGCTTCCGGTGAAGGTGTCCAAGATGCACTTTTCCTCAAACCGACCATGCTTTTTCAAACCGATGAGATCGACGGCATGTTGCAATCGATCAATAAATCCAAAGACGCTCGACACGAAAGCATCATGGGAACGCTTCTTACTTTGTATTCGAGTGCCAATAGCGTGTTCCCGATGCGGCGCAAGGCTGGCAAAGAATCGCCCGGCGCAATCGATCAACCATGCCTGGTTGTTTTCGGTACGGCCATCCCTAACCACTATTACGAGGCACTTTCCGAGCGAATGCTGACCAACGGATTCTTTGCCCGGATGATTATTTTGGAAAACGCCAAACGGGGCAAAGGGCAAGAGCCAACGATCCGCGACATTCCAAAGCGAATCATGGAGACGGCCAAGTGGTGGTCGGATTTCTTTCCCGGTTCAGGCAATCTCGAAAACTGGCATCCCGACCCCGTGGTCGTTGGGCGTACCGATGAGGCAACCCGCTTGTTGGTAGCGGCAAGGGAGGAAGCTGAGGTCGAGTACGTCAATGCCGAGGAACGAGCCGACTCGGTAGGCACGACCGTATGGGGTCGTGTCAGCGAACAGACCCGAAAGCTCGCACTGATCCATTCGGTCAGTGCCAATCACAAGAACCCATGTATTGACGAAGCCGCTGCCGAGTGGGCGACGCGCTTTGTCATGCACCAGACCAGAAGGATGCTCTTTATGGCTCAAGCACACGTTGCCGACAACCCATTCCATGCCGATTGTCTGAAAGTCATGGAGAAAATCCGGAGCGCATCTGATCAGACGTTGGCGCACAGTGTATTGCTCAAGCGCATGAAGATGGACGCCCAAACCTTCCAGAAGATGATCTTCACGCTAACCCAGCAAGGTGATCTGGAAGTGATCCAAACCAAAACCACCGGGCGCACGGGCACGCACTATAAGGCAATCGGGGAAGGAAGGGGAAACAAGGGTGAATAGGTAAGTCTATAAATAATAAAGAGTTAAATACTTCTTTCTCTATTTCACCATATACATTCTCACATTTTTATTTTTCTGTTTGTGTGTACGCAAGGGGGTGGGTGAAGGAGGGAAGGAAGGGAAAGAAGTTAGGTACTTCCGGGCCATGTGGGCAGGAGAGGCGCGTGGGAACAGCCACGCTTAGAGACTTAGTTTGTTTTGCTTGTCCGCATTGTCCGGTCAGGCCAGAAATGGAGAAAAATGCATGAAAACCCAGCAAAGGAAAATTGACAGCATCACGCCATACGAGGGCAACCCCCGTATAAACGGCAAGGCCGTGGACGCGGTGGCGGCTTCCATCAAGGAGTTTGGATTCCGGCAGCCCATCGTTGTGGATGAGGCTGGGGTCATTATCTGTGGGCACACCCGATACCGGGCTGCCTTGGAATTGGAACTCAAAACGGTGCCGGTGCATGTGGCCACCGATCTCACCCCAGAAAAAGTCCGGGCCTACCGAATCGCCGACAACAAGACCGCCGAACTTGCCGAGTGGGATTACGAGCTTCTGCCCATCGAGCTTGCGGAACTCCAAGGTATGGATTTTGATTTGGAATCTTTAGGCTTCTCATCCGAAGAATTGGAGAAGGTTCTTGGTGCGGGAATCCATGGAACTGATGGCATGACCGATCCTGATGCCGTGCCATTGCCACCGGACGATCCCATCACCCAACCCGGCGACCTTTGGATTTTGGGTGACCACCGTTTGCTCTGTGGTGACTCGTCTAAACCCGAAGACCTCGACCGTCTGTTGGACGGCGCAAAGATTCAACTGGTCAACACCGATCCCCCATACAACGTGAAGGTCGAACCACGATCCAATAACGCCATCGCGGCGGGTAACAGTTCTTTCAAACAGACCCACCATCAGAAAATGGATCTGGCGTGTCACCCTGAAAAAGCCAAAGCCACGCACCGAAAGATGCGGGCCAAAGACAGGCCACTTGAAAACGACTTTGTTTCAGATGAAGATTTCGACGTGATGCTTCGGGCTTGGTTTGGAAACATCTCCCGAGTCTTGGAACCGGGTCGTGGGTTTTACATCTGGGGTGGTTATGCCAATTGCGCCAACTACCCATCGGCACTCAAAGAAAGCGAACTGTATTTTTCTCAGGCTGTAATCTGGGTCAAAGAACATCCGGTGCTGACTCGTAAAGATTTTATGGGCAATCATGAATGGTGTTTCTATGGCTGGCGTGAAGGATCGGCGCATTGGTTTAATCCTGAAATCAAAAATGCCGTGGATGTTTGGTCGGTCAAAAAGATCAATCCTCAATCCATGGTGCATCTGACTGAAAAACCTGCCGAGCTTGCGGTACGAGCCATGACCTATTCATCCAAGCCGGGCGAGAACGTTCTGGATCTCTTTGGCGGCAGCGGTTCGACTTTGATCGGAGCCGAACAAACCGGACGCCATGCCTTTTTGATGGAACTCGACCCGGCTTACTGCGATGTGATTGTGAAACGCTTCGAAGAATTCACGGGCAAGAAAGCCGAACGAATATCTACGGAGGTTAATGCGTGATCTATTTGGCTTCGCCATACTCACATCCCGAGCCTGTTGTTCGTGAAGAACGATTTCATGCGGTCTGCCGAAAAGCAGCCGAGTTGATCCGCGAAGGAATGATTGTGTTTTGTCCGATTGCTCACAGCCATCCCATGACAGCATTTGGTTTGCCGGTGGATTGGGATTATTGGGAAGCCTTCGACCGAGCATACCTGGCCGTTTGTGATGAGCTTCTGGTTTTGACATTACCGGGCTGGGAAGAAAGCCATGGCGTGCAGGCTGAAATTGCCATCATGCGATCCATGGGAAAGACCGTGAGGTTTATTGATGAAAGATAAACTCGATCCAGCGTCTCTGAGTATCGAAAACTTGGTCAAAGTGCTGCGTGCATCCGGTGCCAAAGAGATCACGGAAGAAAAAGTGCGATCTGATATTGATGAGGGTCTTCCAATAAATAGCGACGGCACAATTAACCTTGTTCATTACGCCGCGTGGATGGTGAAGGAGATGGGCCGTGGCCGCGATTGATCCCAAGAAGTTAAGACCCTCCGATATTGCGCGTCTACTGAACTCAACGCCGTTTGGTGAGGTGATCAGTGAGAGACAACTGCGTCGTCATCGCACACGGGCCGGGTTTCGAATCGGAGACGGAACCACCGTTGATCTTTTCCGCTATACGGCGTGGCTGACTGATCTTCGTTATGCCCCTCAAGCGGAAGAACCCTTGGGTGGTTACGAGGATATGAAAGAACAGGCGCGGGCACGAAACGCCGCGCTTTCCAAAAGCGGTCGAGACATCGGTGATATCCCTGCGGTCGTTAATCTTGAAAGAAAAGAAAAAGCATCGACAGACTTTTGTTTTTTCTGTGAGACGTACTTCCCATTAACTTTTGATCTGGCATGGTCGCCGGATCATTTGAAAGTGATCGCCAAAATAGAACAGGCTGTCATTCACGGTGGGCTATTCGCCATGGCAATGCCACGCGGAAGCGGCAAGACGACATTAGCCGAGTGCGCCTGTCTCTGGGCGATCCTGTACGGACATCGTGAGTTTGTGTGTCTGATCGGATCAAACGAGGGGCATGCCCTTGATATGCTCGACAGCCTCAAAACTGAAATGGAAAGCAACGATCTGCTTCTTGAAGATTTTCCCGAAGCGGTGTTTCCGATTCATTGCCTGGAAGGCATCGCACACCGGGCCAACGGCCAGTTACTCGAAGGCGAACGCACGCATATCGGATGGACAGCACGCGAGATCATCCTGCCGACTGTTCCAGAAAGCAAAGCATCGGGTGCAATAATCAAGGTTGCCGGAATCACAGGTCGAATTCGTGGCATGAAATACAAACGGGCAGACGGTAAAAGCGTGCGGCCTTCGCTTGTTATTCTGGATGACCCGCAGACTGATGAATCCGCACGCAGTCCATCTCAATGCGCTCATCGTGAAAGCATCCTTGCCGGTGCCGTTCTCGGTCTGGCAGGACCCGGTAAAAAGATCAGTGGCATCATGCCCTGCACCGTTATTCGCCCTGATGACATGGCCGACTGCATTCTTGACCGGGAAAAACATCCTCAGTGGCAAGGCGAACGCACCAAGATGATGTACAGCTTTCCCAAGAACGAAAAGCTATGGGAAGAATACGCAGATATCCGTGCCGAGAGCTTGCGAACTGAACAAGGGATCAAAGTAGCGACCGAATTCTATGTGAAACACCGCAATGAAATGGATGAAGGTGCGGAAGTCGCGTGGCCGGAACGATTCAACCATGATGAGGTCAGTGCCATCCAGCATGCCATGAATCTTAAACTTCAAAACGAGGCGGCGTTTTGGGCTGAATACCAAAACGAGCCCTTGGCCGAAGACATCGGGGACGGTGAATTACTCACCGCAGATGAAATCGCCGCCAAGACCAACGGCATCAAACGCAGAGAAGTGGCCATTGGATGTAACCACCTGACCATGTTTATCGACGTGCAGCAGAAACTTCTCTATTTCGTGGTGGTTGCATGGGAAGACGACTTCACCGGATATGTTGTCGATTATGGAACCTACCCTGACCAGAAACGGAATTACTTCACACTGCGGGATTCTCGAATAACCTTGGCCAGCAAAGCACGAGGCGCGGGTCTTGAAGGATCTATCTATGCCGGTCTTGAAAAACTCACGAACGATTATCTTTCTCGTGAATGGCGGCGTGACGATGGTGCCTATGTCAAAATTGGAAAATGTCTTGTAGACGCTAACTGGGGATCGTCCACCGATGTGGTTTACCAGTTCTGTCGTCAATCAAATCATGCGGCCATTCTTTTGCCAAGTCATGGTCGATTCGTTGGCGCATCGTCCATTCCATTTTCAGAATACAAACGCAAACGTGGTGATCGCGTCGGCCACAATTGGCGCATACCTAACGTGGCGGGCAAACGTGCCATCCGTCATGCCGTTTACGACACCAACTACTGGAAATCATTCATCCACACCCGTCTTGCCGTGGCCATCGGTGATAAAGGATGCCTGTCGCTTTTTGGTAAAAAAGCAGACACCCACCGTCTTCTGTCCGATCAACTTACTGCCGAATATCGGGTGAAGACAGAAGGACGCGGACGAACCGTGGATGAATGGAAAATTCGTCCAGAGCAGACCGACAATCACTGGTTCGATTGTCTCGTCGGCTGTGCCGTAGCCGCATCCATCCAAGGCTCGGTGCTGCCGGGCACTGATGTGAAATCTTCGGCAAAACGTGAACGGGTCAAACTTTCATCTCTGCAAAGAAAACAACGGTGATGACTGAAACCAAAAAAAAAGAAGAAAAGAAAGGTTTGGAATGCCCGAAGTGCGGTTGTAGTCACTTTCGGGTGCTTTACACCCGCGCTGCCCATGGGAATCGTCTACTTAGACGGCGAGAATGCCGTCATTGCGGTCGGCGGGTCACGACCTACGAGGAAGTGGCCTGAAGACCTATTTTCCATCTCAAGTTCTAGATGCGTAACAATCTTTCCCCGCCTTCGTCACTTCATGAATCGACCGGGTAAGTAACTCGTAGACGGCCAATTGTGGTCGCTTTACGGGAGAACGCCGTGCCGGAAGACATCGAAGACACCATCGAAGAGAACGCCAAAGGCCCCAAACGGGTCCGTGGTGATTCCGGTGAGATGGAACAGCACTCCCTCAAAGACCAAATTGAAGCGAATCGCTATCTCAACTCCAAAAAGGCCGTGCAGAAAAAGGGACTGGGCATCGGCATGTCCAAACTTGTCCCGCCGGGAGCTTCGTAGTGCTGAATTGGCTGAAAAACATATTCGCTTCGCCCAAATCACGAAACACGAATGACAATTTACCAATCGTGCGTGGTCGCTATGACGCCGCAGTTACCAATGATGACAACCGCCGCCATTGGGCCAACGCCGATGGACTGTCGGCTGATGCCGCCGCTTCTCCTGAAATTCGCCGGATTCTCAGAAACCGCGCTCGTTATGAAGTCGCCAACAACTCCTACGCACGCGGCATCGTTTCAACTCTTGCCAACGATGTGGTCGGAACCGGCCCCCGTTTGCAACTGATGACCGAATCCCCAGAAAGTAACCGTCGTATCGAACATGAATTCATGCTCTGGGCACAGGTCGTGGATCTTCCTGAAAAACTTCGAGCCATAAGAGCAGCTTGTGCCGAAGACGGCGAGGCATTTGTTGTCCTGACCAACAACCCCGAAATTATTACTCCCATCAAACTTGACCTCAAACTGGTCGAAGCCGATCAGGTGACAACCCCAGATATGTTCCCGGCAAATCAAAATGCCGTGGATGGAATCATTTTTGATTCGGCGGGCAACCCGGTCGAGTACCACATTCTCAAAGAGCATCCGGGTTCAAGAAGCAGGAGCTTCGGATTGGACTATGATCGCATTCCGGCTAAATCCGTTATTCATCTATATAAGTTGGATCGACCTGGCCAAAGCCGTGGCATTCCCGAACTGACTCCTGCACTTCCGCTTTTTGCTCAGTTACGTCGTTACACACTGGCCGTGTTGGGTGCCGCAGAAACCGCCGCTGACTTTGCCGGGATTCTTTATACCGATGCGCCTGCCAACGGCGAAGCCGATGCCGTCGAACCGATGGACATCATCGAGCTTGAAAAACGCATGCTTTTAACCTTGCCCGGTGGATGGAAGATGGGACAGGTCAAAGCCGAACAACCCGCCACTACATATAAGGAATTCAAACACGAAATTCTCAACGAAATTGCACGTTGTCTGAACATGCCATTCAATGTCGCTGCCGGAAATTCCAGTGGCTACAACTACGCCTCCGGGCGATTGGATCACCAGACCTATTTCAAATCGATCCGTGTCGATCAAGCTCGCTTCAATGCCAAAGTGCTGGATCGAATACTCAACGCATGGATGCGCGAAGCGATCCTGATTGACGAGTTTCTCCCGCAGACCCTGCGCATGGTGAATTCCAAATGGCCTCACCAGTGGTTTTGGGACGGACACGAACACGTCGATCCGGCCAAAGAAGCCAACGCGCAGGCGACGAGGCTGTCCAGTCACACCACCACGCTGGCAGACGAATACGCTCGCAAAGGCCAGGACTGGGAAACTCAACTTCACCAGCGCGCCAAAGAAATCGAACTGATGCGTGAACTCGGTTTGCCCGAATCCGAAAGCTCACAGCAAGAAGAATCAGAGGAAAAAGAAGATGAAAAAACACAAAGCCAAACCGCTTGAGATTCGTGCAGCCGTTAGCGGCTGGTCGAATATTGAAGCCGCTGAAGGCGAAGAAAAGAAGTTGCGCCGCTTTACCATGACCGCCTACACAGGCGACGCCATGGTCTTGGCTGGTTGGCCCTATCCCGTCATTGTGGATTTGAAGGGGCTGAAGATTTCGGCCAAGAGCCGTCCGATTCTTAAAGACCACCGTTCGAGCCTGATTGTCGGACACACAGATTCGGTCAACAAAGAAAACGACACGTTGAAAGTAGCCGGTGTTATTTCCGGTGCCGGACAAGTCGCGCAGGAAGTCATTGCTTCAAGTGAAAACGGATTTCCTTGGCAGGCATCTATCGGTGCCGTGGTGCAAAAGGTGATGTTCGTACCGGAAGGAAAACAAGCAAAAGCAAATGGACGCGTCTTTGACGGTCCGGTTTATGTCGCCCGTAAAGCCACGCTGGGCGAAGTCAGTTTTGTGGCATTGGGCGCGGACGATGAAACGTCCGCACGGATCGCGGCATCTGCCGTCAACAAAGAAATGGAGACAATCAATATGGAATTCGAACAATGGGTAGAAGCTCAAGGATTCGTTTTTGCGGATCTTGAAGAAGAACAATCAAGAAGCCTCAAGGCCATGTACGAGGCTCAGAAAAATAAATCTGTCGATGCTGATGATACAGGCGACACGGACAATCAACCGGACATGGTTTCTGATATACGCGCCGAAGTAGCCGTAGAAACTAAACGTCTGGCCGCCGTGCGAAAAGTCTGTGCAGGCAAGCACGACGAGATCGAAGCGCAGGCTATTACCGATGGATGGGACGAAGCCAAAACGGAACTCGCTGTCCTTCGGGCAGAGCGTCCGCAAGCACCCGCCATCAATGGCAACGGGGATACCCCCACGGGTCAAACGCTTGAAGCCGCAGTCTGTATGGCTGCCGGTCTTGAAAACATCGACAAGAAATATTCCGATCAGGTTTTGGAGGCCGCTGACAAGCGATTTAAAGGCCAGATCGGTTTGCAGGAGCTTCTGATCGAAGCCGCTCGCATGAGCGGATACACCGGCTGGAATTTTAGAAGCGACATGCGTGGTGTTTTGGAAGCAGCCTTTTCGACGCTTTCCCTGCCCGGCATTCTTTCCAATGTCGCCAACAAGTTTCTCTTGGAAGGTTTCGAGGGAGTTGAATCGACATGGCGGGCCATTTCGGCCATTCGCAATGTTCGCGACTTCAAACAGGTTACCAGTTACAGGTTGACCGGAGGCTTTCAGTACGAACAGGTTGGACCCGATGGCGAACTCAAACACGCCGAACTCGGAGAAGAAGCCTACACCAATCAGGCGCAGACTTATGGTCGGATGTTCAGCCTCACTCGGCACGATTTGATCAACGATGATCTCGGCGCATTGACTGCCGTTCCCCGTCGATTGGGTCGCGGCGCGGCATTGAAACTTAATGATGTTTTCTGGAATGCTTTCCTTAACAACGCATCGTTTTTCAGTGCTGCCAACAAGAACTACGCAGACGGAGCGGCCACAGCACTGGCCATTGATAGTCTGACTCAAGCCGAGCAGATGTTCCTTGATCTTGTTGATCCCGATGGGCATCCGCTGGCCGTATCTCCCGCTGTTCTTCTGGTGCCCAACGCACTTCTTGTGAAGGGTTCCAATCTGATGAACAGCACCGAGGTGCGAGAGGATGGCAATTCCAGTAAATCCAAATACCCCACCAACAATCCCCACTCGGGCAAATTCCGTGTGATGCGATCCAGCTACTTGTCCAACTCGCAGTACGCGGGGTCAAGCAACAAAGCATGGTATGTCCTCGCAGAACCAAACGACATGCCGGTCATTGAAGTGGCATTCCTCAACGGTCAACAACGCCCGACCGTCGAAAGTGCTGACGCAGATTTCAACGTGCTGGGCATTCAAATGCGCGGCTACCACGACTTCGGTGTTGCGCTTCAGGAATTCAGAGGCGGCGTGAAAATGAAAGGTGAGGCATAAGACATGGCAGGACCCATGGTCTTTCCACCACCCCCAAGTGAACCAGAAGGAGGAGACAATCCTATGACTATTCAATTTGTTCAAGAAGGCAATTCCATCGATTACACACCGGCTGCAGACGTGGCCGCTGGGATCGGTGTTATTCAAAACTACCTTTTCGGCGTGACCAAACTGCCTATCAAGGCAGACGAACTCGGCGCTTTGACCCTCGAAGGTGTTTTTGATTTTCCAAAATCAACCGACCCCGGCGAGAGTTTTCAGACAGGCGACTATGTCCTGTTCGATGACGTAACTCAACTGGCGCACCCTTTGGGTTCCGGTGGTGTTGCTTTGATCGGACGGGCTGTTGCAGATGCCGCCGAAGCCGACACATCTGTTCAAGTCAAACTGCTCGTTTAAGGAGAGGTCGTGACGGACATTCTTGAAAAGGGCCTTGGTTGGCTCGAAGACAAGCGCGATGAACATCGCACGGATGTGGTGAGATACAAACGGGATACTTTTTCCGTTGGTATCAACGCCACCGTTGGTCGCACGCTCTTTGAAGTGGATAAGGGTAGAGGGATTCTCGAAAAGATCGAGTCTCGTGATTTCCTTGTGCTGACCAAAGACCTGATCATTGATGGCAGTCAGGCTTTACCAGAACGTGGCGATGTGATCCGTGAAACTCGCGGAACTGAGACCTTCGTTTACGAGGTCTTGGCCCCGGGCAAAGAACCGCATTACCGCTACTCAGACCCGTACCGAAAAACTCTGCGCATCCACGCCAAACTCGTGGATACGGAGGTCGCACCATGATCGAAACTGTCGCCAAAACTGGCATGGGTGTTCTTTTGGCCGCCTCAGTCCCTTTGGGCGGTGATTCCACCTTATGGGCACAGTGGGGATTAGCTGGTGTGGTTGTAGGTTTCACGCTTTGGCGTGACCACAGTCGCGAGCGGCGCATGAGTTCGGCCATTGAAAAGGATCACAAATGGGTGCGTGAAACTCTGGTCAATGCATTGGAGCGGAACACAACTGCCCTTGAAAAGATGACGGCCCGTTTTGAAGAACGGAGCAAAGCCTAATGTCTGTAATCACCGATATCGCCGAAGCCGTGAAGGATGAACTCAACGCTGGTAGTTTCAGCGAAACCTTCACCGCCGAACGTCATTACCAACCGCTCTTTGATATGAAGGAAATGAAAAACCTTCATGTGACCGTGGTTCCCAATGACGTGACGGTGCATCCGGCCAGTCGCGGAGCCAATCAACACGATTACCGCGTTGACATTGCCGTGCAAAAGCGATTCAAGAAAGATCAACCAGCTGAACTTGATCCTTTGATGACCTTGGTCGAGGAAATCGCAGACAGTTTTCGTTTGAAAAGGCTGGCTTCTTTTTCAACTGCTATGTGGATGAAGACAGATTACACCGCAATCTATGCGCCCGAACACATGGAAGAACTCAGGCAGTTCACCAGCATATTAACGCTGACATTCAGGGTACTTCGATGATCGGCATTCGCATCAGAACAGAATTTGACTCGCGCAAGATTACGCGAAAAGCCAAAGACGCAAATTTCAGAAGCCTTGGCCATGCGGCGGCATCCATTCGATTGACTGCCAAGCGCAGCATTCGCAGAAGCAAAACCGAATCGTCTCCGGGCACGCCGCCGCATACCCGCAAAGGGAGACTTAAGAAATCCATTGTGTACGCAGTGGAGAGAGAAAAGGAACTCGCAGTCATCGGTCCTGATGTCGCCATCGTCGGTCAATCGGCCATGGCGCATGAATTTGGTGGCCGCTATCGCAGTGACAGGTACGACCGGCGTCCGTTTATGGGACCGGCACTTAGAAAAATGAAAGATCGGCTCCCACGTAAATGGGCCGGGTCAGTCAGATAGGAGACTAAACCATGGGAATCAAATTAGGAATGGAAGCGAAACTCTACTATGACCCTGCCGGGGTTGGTGGAGGTTCGTGGAACGAACTTACAAACGTTAAAGATGTGACACTCAATCTGGAAGCGGGTGAAGCGGATGTGACCACGCGTGGCAACGCCGGGTGGCGTGCCACTGTATCCACGCTTCGTGATGGGTCCATCGAATTTGAAATGGTCTGGGACACTGCCGACGCGGGATTCACAGCCATTAAGGACGCCTACTTCAACAACACGCCTATTGGTTTTGCCGTCATGGACGGTGACATCGTCACACCCGGATCGCAGGGATTATATGCGGATATGGCCATCACAAATTTCAGCCGTAATGAAGCCTTGGAAGAAGCCATCATGGTTTCGGTCACGGCCAAGCCGACTTATTCGACCACAGCACCGGCATGGGTCACGATTTAGGAGAGTGAGATAAATGAAAACATTCAAAGACAACGGTGGGCAAAGCTGGACGATCTCAATCAATGTAGACGCCATCAAACGGGTGCGCTCGCTTCTTGATGTCAATCTTCTGGATGCCGTTGATGGAAAACTATTGGAACAACTGGTCACCGACCCGGTGCTTTTATGCGATGTCATTTACTGCATCGTCAAACCTGAATGTGATTCCAAGAATGTCTCTGACGAAGATTTCGGCAAGACTATGGCCGGTGACGCCATCGAGCATGCGGCGACCGCCTTACTCGAAGAACTGGTGGATTTCTTCCCTTTGGGGAAACGCCGGGTGCTTCAAAAGGCACTCGGCAAGCTCAAAACGCTGGAAGCAAGGGCGCTGGAAATGGCCGAGAAGCATTTGGACAGTCCGGAGTTGGAATCGGAAATGGAAAAGGCACTGAACGGTATTGTCGACTCATTTGGGAACTCGCTGGCATCATCGGAGTCAACCCCGGTCCCTTGACCTTGCGGGAGTTGACAGGCATGGCCGAGGCGAAAGTCAGAGAACAATGGTCGCACACGTCCATGCTTCTGGCATTGACCGCCAACGTCAACCGTGACCCCAAAAAGACCAGAGCGTTTTCTCCAACGGATTTCAATCCACTGGAAGCAGGGAAACGAAACCGCGTGATTGGAAAGACCAAAGACCTCTCCATTTTGCGCCGTGTATTTGTTGAAAACAACAATCGAGACTGACAAGGAGAAATATAAATGGACATACAAAACATTCTCAACCTGATCTGGAACGCGCTCAACACACCGGCGGGCATCACCGTTATGGCTGGTGTATTTCTTTGGCTACTCAATCGCATCTATGACAAGAAGCCAGCCTGGCTTTCTTATGAAGGCGCGATTATTTCGGCCATCAAGTTCGCCGAAAAGGAAATCCCCGATGGCAGTCCGAACAAAGGATTGTCTCGCCTTGATGCGGCATTGAAATACGCCGTCAAAGTTTACGAAGAAAGCAGCCGCAAACGGGCGACGTACAAGATTAAATCTTCCCTGAGAGAAGGCATCCAGATCACCCACGACAAACTGGAAGCCAAAGGGACGCTCAAAAAATGAATGCACTGATCACATTTCTTGTGGCCTTGCTTCGTGCTTTTCTTCCGGTGATTGTTCAATCCTCGAAGGATACGCCTGAAGACGGTTCCGAAAATATTGAATTGCGTGACCGCTTGCGAAAACGGGTGCGCGATACATGGGGAAAAGCGGCACGGTTATCTGTGCTGGCCATTTGTCTCGTGTCGCTATCGGGTTGTTTTACCCGTGTCATTTATGTACCGGATGGTACGCCGGTGCGTCTGCGTGAAACCATCAAAAAAGCCAAGGTTTGGGTGCTGGACAAAAACGGTCAGCCGGTGGCAAGTGAAATGGATCTTCCCGAAGGCTGGTACGTCCTGCCACCTGAACCGGAAAAGAAGGAATAAGACATGCCCTCTGCCAGAGCGATTCGTGCGGGTGCGGCCTATGTCGAGCTGACTGCCAATGATAATAAGTTGGTGCGCGGCCTTAAAAGAGCGCAACGCCGATTAAGAGCTTTCAGCGCGTCGACCCGCGAGGTGGGCAAACGCATGGCCGCCATGAGCGCGGTTTTTGCGACTCCGTTTATTGCCGGAGTCAAAGTCTTTGCCGACTTTGAGCAGCAGATGGCCAACGTCTCCACCATGCTCAAAGACCCGACTATGCACATAACTGAATTTCGTCGTGAGATTCGGCGTATGTCATCGGAGTTTGGCGAATCCACTGAAACACTGGCCGGTGGTTTGTATGACATTCTCTCAGCATCAATCCCGGCTGAAAAAGCTCTTGGTGTACTGGCTGTTGCGGCACGCGCAGCCAAGGCAGGGCTTACGGACACGGCTACCTCGGCCGATGCCATTACCACGGTTCTAAATTCCTATGGTTTGGAAGCGGAAAACGCCGCAGTGGTTTCTGACCTTCTCTTTTCAATTGTGCGTCGCGGTAAAACGACATTTGCAGAACTCGCACCGAGTATCGGTAATGTTGCCAACATAGCGGCCACTGCAGGAGTGGGACTGGATGAAATGGGCGCGTCCATTGCGCTACTCACCCGAAACGGAATCAAAACCGAGGATGCCATCACCGCGCTTCGGGCCATCATGACGTCATTTTTGAAGCCCAGCAAAGAAGCCTCGGAGCTTGCTAAAGAACTGGGCTTTGAAATGAACACTGCCACCTTGAAAAGCGAAAGCTTGGCCGGTGTCTTTGAACGAATCAGCAAACTGCCGCCCGATGCGGTAGCAAAACTATTTCCCAACATCCGCGCACTCAAAGGTGTTCTTCCGGCTTTGGCCAATATGGAAGGATTCGCAGATGACATCGACGCCATGCAATCAAGCGCGGGCGCGACCGAAACTGCTTATAAGAAAATGACCAACACACTTATGCATTCCTTCAACCAACTCAAACAGTCGGCCATTGGCGTGCTTTCTGTCCTTGGTGAAGCCATCGCCGAACCCATCGGAAAAGCCACCAAGGTCATCAAACGATATGTCGGCGTGGTTCGTGAACTGATTGTTAAAAACAAAGGATTGGTGATTGCCGCACTCAAAGTTGTTTTGGCAATTGGCTTGTTGGGTGCATCACTTGTTGTCCTTGGCACAGCCGGTGCCGCCATGGCTTTTGTATTCGGAGGGATCGCTTCCATTATCGCCGGGGTCGGTACAGCTATTGGGATTCTTGGAACCATTCTGGCCGCTCTGTTGTCACCAATTGGTTTGGTTATCAGCGGCATGGTTGCCTTGGCTTCTTACATTCTCTATGCCACCGGAACCGGAGCCAAAGCACTCAAATGGCTGGGTGAGAAATTCGAGGCTTTGAAAAATATTGCATCACAAGCATGGCAGGGAATTGGTGACGCGCTTGCCGCTGGTGATATTGCACTGGCTGCCAAGATTCTTTGGCTGACACTGCAAATGGAATGGAAAAAAGGCATCAACTCGCTCAATGCCATGTGGATCAAATTCAAAGAATTCTTCATGTCCATTGCCACCAACGCCTTCTTTGGAGTCGTTGCTGTACTTGCCGAAGCGTGGGCCGGAATGCAGGTGGCGTGGGTCGAAACCGTGACTTTCCTCGCCAACATCTGGACGGGTTTCACTTTGGGAATTACCAAAGCATGGAATGAAACACAAGGTTTTCTGGCCAAAGGCTGGATCGAACTTATGGGACTTTTTGATGAAGGCCTCGAAGTCGACGTCATAAAAAAGTCTATTGACGATGACACCGACCGCCAGAACAGCCGCATTACCGAAGAAGCCGGACGCACCTTGGCCGAACGGGAACGAAAACGTCAGGAAAAACGCCAAGAGATCGAGCGCGAACGTGAAGGCACACTTGTGGCAATCGGTGAAATGGCCAACGAAGAAGATCGCGCACGCCGTGAGAAGTACAAAGATGATCTTCAAAAATCAGAAGACGAATTGAACAAAGCCCGTCAGGAATGGCGCGAGGCCATTGCCGAGGCTGGCAAGAAAAAGATTGATTCTGACACTTCGGATGCAGGTCCGGAGAAACAGGACAAGCCCGAAGTCGACATTGTGGATGTTTTGGGAAAACTTAAGAACAAACTGACCGGCGTCACCAGTTATCTGGACGGCGTGGACAAAAAAACTCAGAAACTTGATGTGGCCGGAACATTCAACGCAGCTGCCATTCGCGGATTGACACCGGGCGGCACGCAGGAGCGCACCGCCAAGGCCACCGAGGAAACGGCCAAGAACACCAAAAAAATCGTCAAGGAAATGGGCGAAAGCTCGCTGGTATTTGGATAAAAACACATGGCAATTGTTGAAGAACTATTTGCAGATCGAACTGAAACCGTGGGCAGCAAGCCTTCGGCTGAGATCGCTTATGTGGTGCGTCAAGCCGCTGACGAAAACGATGTCAAAAATGCAGCCGATGCGGCCGTCCCTGAATTTTATGCCGGTTTGGTACGCAAGAGCATCACCATCGATGAGCGCATCAACGAAGATACATGGAAAGTCACGGCCAACTTTGAGGCTTTGGAGTTCACCGAACAGGAAGAGGAAGAAGAACCTGTCTATTCCTTCGATACCGGAGGCGGCACTCAACACATCAGCCAAAGCATCCAGACCGTTGCCAAGTATGGCCCGCAGGCATCTGATCTATTAGGTGGAGCCATTGGTTATGACGGTGAAAACATTACAGGCGTGGACATCACCATTCCCGTGTTCAATTTCACCGAGACACATTTTCTACCCAACTCCACGGTGACACCCAGCTACAAGGGAAATCTTTTTAACAAGACTGGCAAGGTCAATACGGGTGGTTTCAGAGGGTTGGCCAGTGGCGAGGTCTTGTTTTTGGGTGCCGCCGGTTCCAAACGTGGTGAAGATGATTGGGAGATCACTTTTCGTTTTGCGGCACTGCCCAACAAAACCAATATCACAGTCGGTTCAATCGGAGGCATTTCCAAAAAAGGCTGGGAGTACATGTGGGTGCAGTACGCCGATGACGTGGACGCAGCCAAAAAACAGATCATTAAAAAGCCTGTGGCCGTTTATATCGAGAAGGTCTACGACGTGACGTCCTTCTCTGGACTGGGAATAGGTAATTAGATGGCAGGCAACGATCTAAAAAAAGTCAATTCCGGTCAGCCCTTCTCAATGAAGGCCAGCACCTTCAACTCCTTTGTGGATGCGGCACAGGATTACCGCAACCGCACGCTCAAACAAAGCGAAACGCCAGTGCCCAAAAACACCCAAAGCGGAATCGTACGCATTCGCAATGATTCGGGTGGCGATCTCAATATGTTTGATGTCGTCGGACTCGACAGTGTGGTTATTAAGCCAAATGAAAATGAGCCGGAATTCAAACACCGCTTTGCTTTGACTGGGGTTTCACCAGACAAGACCAAACACCTCGGTCGTTTCGGAATCCTCAGAGAACCCATCGGTTCGGGAAAGATTGGTCGCGCTTACGTGGACGACATCTGCCCGGTGATGCTCCTTGTAGAACAGGGTGATGAAGAATGCCGCTACGCCGAAATGGACGATGGGCAGACCGCCCATCTCAAGGCGCGGTATGCAGGTTCGGCGGCCATTTTGTGGCGTGAAGGCGGTACGGGTCTTCAATGGGCTGTGGTTCGGATCGGAGTTCTTCCCGTTTTGTTTCCGGTCAAGTTGGTCACGGCAGGTGGAACACAAGGAACGGACATCGAACAGGCCACATGGATTTATGACGTGATCGACATCGGTAATGGCGATGTGTTGAGTCCGGCAGCTGACCCGATAAGCGATCCCCACAAATGGCAACGACCCTCAGTGGGATGGATGATCGAAGCCACTTTCGGCTACGCACATTACAACGACCAAGGCGAAATTGTTCTCGGTTGGATCAACGAAATGGTTGATCAAGAAAAGTGCGAAGAGGAAGAAGGACAGTAACCATGCCGGAGCAAGGAAAAACGGTTGTTAGAGAAACTGGCAAGCGCGGTCTACGCCCAACAGGCAAGGCTGGTGTCTACGACGACCAAGGCGAATGCCCTGAGTGTTGCTGTCAAGAAAAGGTGATCGCGCAAACAATCACCAATTCCCAAAATCGAGTGTGGGACTTAACACCTTACCAAGGGATGCATATTGGTACGCCCGGAGCCTTTTGGCGACTTATCGATTTGGGGTCATGTTACCCCGGTAATTATCCGTGGTACGGAGCAGGTTGCATCGATGAGGATGGCGTGTTGGTTGGTTTGCCACCGAGCTTCACCGGTAGTTCCTACAACGGCTATATGTACCTGCAACAAGGATGTGAATTTGAGGATGACTACGGATTCATACTCATTCAATGGCCAAAACTCGGATGTCAGGAACAAACTCCAAGGAATCAATTTCCATGTTAGAGCAAATCAATACAGACGGAATGATGACACACATGCCATTTCTGTTGCTGGATGCAGAAGGTCAAGAGGTGTTGTTCTTTTGCCGCTGTGACAACTCTCATATCTGGAAGATTTATTACGTCTTACCCGGCGAAGAACCCAAACGACTGGGCACCGGCAGCACCGATGAAATCATCGAATGTTCGCCCACCGCATGGCAGGACGAAAGCGGCTGGCATGTTTCCTTTATTGCCGGCGGCGGTTTGGACGATTCGCAGTATCAGCTTTTTCGCATGGACGGGCAATCGCTAGAGCAGATGAATCCTCCCGTGGCCATTCAACGAACGAAGACGGGATTCATTTACAAAGACCGTCTGGTTTACGGGGAACTGCAAGACATTGTTCATTTGAGGGAACGATCCGGTGACAAGATCATCGAATTGCCTGGTGCCTATCTCTACCGTGTTTCTTATATTGCCGACCAGCCCGACAAACTTTTGATCAGCGGTCAATGGATCAATGACGAGGATGTTTTCTGCCTTGAATACGATCTTGACACCGGCCACGAACATATTTTGGAATGCGATGGCCTTCCCGCCTACAAGTGTTCAATTCTTGGTGATCGAATCATCTATGCCGATCGCTGCGGTGATCATTTTGAAAATCGAATTCTTTGTGAATCTGAAAGCTCGGCTCGTTATCCCAATTCATCCATTCAAAGGCGGATGGCCGAACCAGTTTCTCCGGCAACGACCACGCCCAAACGATGTGGCTGTCGAAGTGACAACCCAATAGAAACCGTCACGCGTCCATCTTGCTTGGAGTGTGTGGAAAAACATCTGGGCGCGGCCTATGTACTTCTAACGGAAACCACAGATGGATATGCCTTTCGCCTGCGTGCCATTGGCCATCTTCATGAGGCGGAGGACGAATCGCAGGAATGGTCAATCGTTCATCGGGCCATTCGGGATGCTCGTAAGGAATACCAAACCAAAGGCACCATCCCCGATTGGGATCTCTTTGAGTTTCTACTTAACGGAGTGCGCGAATATGTTAAATGAAGATTACCGCATCACGCCCAAAGACTCCAAGAACTCTCACGTTCGTTGGAGTGCGCCTTCGGCGACTGACAGGTCGTGGATTTTCATAAACGGTAGCCATGTGTTGGGTCCGATCTTTATCGAGGAAATCGAACGGGTCGTGAAGATTCCTTTTGCTCTGGCTGATGTGATCAAAATCGAGATTCATGATTTGCCCGCTGGCGTCAATACCAATGCCGTCGAAATCACGCCCAACGTTAAACCAATTTTGATCTGGAATTATGTGCCTGACGCAGTGCGCTACCGCATCCATCACCATGAAGCCGGATCGGTGGAAAGTGTAATCTACGACAAGAAAATAACCAGCGGGATCACCCGCTACGTAATCAACTGCCCGATCACGCTATCCGGCAAAGGCGGTGTCTGGCACTTTTTCAGAGTGGAGGCTGTCGACCAATACGGCAACGAATCCACTCGCCAGACTTGGTCGTTTTTCGTTATGGACACGTCCGAACTGCCGGATTCTCTTTCGGTCACGGATGGCAGTGTGTCGGGCACCTTTAACTTTTTGATTCAAATATAGGAGGAAGAATAATGGGAACCCCAACCGCTGATAAATTACGAGTTTACTTTCCATCCAAATACCTGAGCGCAGATGGTGATCCGTTGACACAGTTCACCGCTGACAATGGATCGCTCAACACTATTATCGATGCCGCGCTCATAGAAGCGGATGGTTATTGGGACGGTGCCATTGGATGGTTTGATGGCAACACACTCACACCTGAACTTCAGGGTAAGTTTTTCCATGTGAAAAACTTTGACGATGCCAGTGACACGCTGACACTGTCCCGTGATCTACCCGGTGTGCCTGTGGCAGGTGACACCTTCCGTCTCGTCTTGGGTGGCAACTGGCGAAGTTCTCAGGAAACCTTCGGCATGGCTTTGGGTGGCGTGCTTCCCGAACTATCTGCCGTCACCGGCACCAACATCACCGGACTGACTATCAAGAAAGCCTCGGCCAAGTTGGGGGAAGGCGTGTTGAGTGTTTTTTATGAAAATGCCACCGAGGAAATGTTTATCAAGATGGACGCGCAGAACTTCGGAATCGGGCTAGACGTTTCAGCCGATGTCACTGATGGCGTTATCTACGCAGAAGACGGCCAATCATGGATTCAAGTGGACGTGGTCGCGGCTAGTCTTCCGGTCGGAGATCAGACGGATACATTCACCATGTCTTATCCCGAAACCACACTGACACCGGATTATGAAGGCTATGAAACCAACAATGGAATAGGTGGGAAAACGCGTTACCGATTAGAAGCCATTAAGAACGCCGATCTCAGCGACACCATGGTCGATCTGTCTGTTTATATCAGTAAACCCTTCGGCGCACCGGGCACCATCAATACAGGTGAAAGTTTGGGGTTGACCGATGATTCCATTGACGTCACTGACCCATCCACATGGCCGACCAAGGGTTTCTGGATCAAGAATACCACCGTCAACGCCGGAGCCGGAGATTGTCGTTATGTGAAATATCGAAGTGGCGACACGCTCTACGCATTGGGCGTGGATTGGGCGACGCTTGGCTTTGCCAATGGTAGCGTTCAAATCAATCAGGGTGACGCTATCACAGATCCAATTTCTGGTGCCACGGCCATTGTCGATCAGGTCACACTGGCAAGTGGTACTTGGGGGGGTGGCGATGCCGCCGGAACACTTCTTATCAAGAAGGTCGTCGGCACTTTCAACGACACCAATAACATAGAAGTCAGTGCCACGCCCGTTGCCACATCGGATGGCGATTCTGTTTTGGGTCTTCGAGGCTACACCGCAGTAGTGTGGAGCCAAAATGATGCGATTGAGTTGATGAGTGACATCGACATCGGCTTCGACAAACCCGGCGCACTGCAATATGAGAACCCGGCCTCCGAAACCATCGTGCCTGACGGTGTGATTTTTACTGACGGCTCGAATCTTCAATCTTCCGTCTCGTTGAGCAATCTCGCCAGTGACAAACTGCACGGTGTCTGGCGGCGTGAATGGATTTTAGAAGGCCATCAGGCCAGAGACGGGATTACCGCTGACACGAACTACGCTTGGAGTTAATCAATGCCGGGAACCGGAGATGGATCAAGCCAACAGAATGCCAAAGACTGGGATCACAGTTTCTATCTCGGAGGCACCAGAGTTTATGATAATTTTAGCCACTATTACAGTGGCCCCAATCACTGGTGGGCTGCTGAATTAAAAGGTGGCGTTGAGTACACGTTCCAAACTCGGCTGCCGACCGCTTTTACAACCATCCTGTATCTATACCATCCCGATGGGTATCAGTTGACCTATGGATATTTCAATGGAGACGATGCGCCTCACCTTTCAAAAATTGTTTACACCATCCCCGAAGATGGTGTTTATGCTTTTTTCGTTCGCGGTTACTACTCGTATGACAATGGACCTTACACTCTGGAATCTGTGCCTGCTCCAGTGTCTGGTGCATTTGGTCGTGTCAACAGTTCGCGCTTTTCTTCAATCCAGATCAGCGAATCGACCATACACAGTCGCTTTGATGTTATTCGTGACCCCACTGTATTTGCAGCAGAAAGTAGTCGACTTGATGCCCGTGCCCTAACACAACTGCAAAACCAAGGCGGGTTTGATGCCAGGGCAATGCTGGCGGCCAAGTGGCTCAGTCGATTTAAGTCGATCAGAATATTGTCGGAAGCCAGTGTCCATTCCCGATTCGATGTGCGCGGGGAAATGAATCGCTTTCACAGTAGCGATTTCGATTGCCGAGCCATACAGGAATCAAAAACGTTTTCTATATATAAGGTGTATGAACTGATCACCAGCCATCTTGCTTCGCGTTTCGGCTCTCATGCCCAGATCCAGACAAGGCAATTGGCCAGAGCCAATTCCTTCGTCAGACCCGGTTGGTCAGTTTATGTGCGTGACACGGTAACAAGCGAAGAAACATTCCTTGGCTTCATCGACGAAGACGCCAACCCCAAAGAGTTAATCGACGTTCCTTTGACCGACGGTGTTTATGAGATCGAAGTTAGACCACATCAGTATTTTTGGGAGAACTGCCGTGGACGCAAAGTCACCACCTTGGTCGTGGGCAGCGGTAGCGTCGGTTCCACGGGTATTCCGGTCATTCAAAATCTTACGCGGGAAATCATCTCCTTTGCTTCACGCATCAAATGGAAGATTACCGAAGAATACGCACCGGGTGCTTTTCAATTCGGCCTGTGGTTTTCACCGACCACGCCGGTCGATACATCCGGGCTACCCGATCAGATCGTTGGTTACTCATCGGGGATCGGAGAATACCAGTACACCCACAATCAAACGGACAGTGAATATGTGGCGGTGGCAGCGTTTGCGGCCACCGAAACCGGGCCGGTGAGTGAGCTTTATTTGCCGTGGAGTACGGATATTCCGAGAAGCCCGGACGATCAGTTTGCCTACAGGGATTAGGCCGAAGTCTTGAGTTGATCCCACATCTTCTTTTGCTTGTTCCAATCCAGCACGGCGGCAATTGGTCTGACCATGCGTTCACGGATGGGATCACGGCCTTTGAGAGTGCGTGGTAAAAACAGAATATCTTCCTGAATGGCCGGGGCCAGTTGAAGCAGGTTCATGATCTGAGTCACACGGGCACGGCTAACCTGACCCAGCCGCGCAAGATCAGCTTGGTCGAGAATTTCACCAGACTGGATAAGACGGTCGAATCTAATAGCCAATGCCATAAGGCGTGACAATCGTGGCGTGTTTCCAATTGGATAATTATTTACAGGTTCTCGGCCTTCTATGATGACCTTTCGTCTGCCACGCCCGTTACGGAAATGGACGTTCTTTTGGATCGTCAAACTTTTGTTCATGCCATTGCCTCCTGTTTGAGTTCGTCTGCCAGAGTTTTGATTCCGGTTGGGTGGAATGTGATGGCAATATTCCCATCGCTTCGGTTATAGGACACACGCTCAATCAACAGGCGAAGGACACGAGCCTGTTCGCGTGGTGTGAGCGTTTCCCAAACGGGATCGAACAGTGTGCATGCCTGCGCGATTTCTTGTGCATCCACCAATTCCCGGCTCAAGGTGATAATCTTGTCACGAATTTCCGTGGCCCGTTGTTCGTTGGTCCTGATGCTGTCTTGTAAATCTGCCATCCGATCCGTTGCTATTTCGTCCTGCCTCGATTCCGATACCAGTTTTCGCAGGGCCTCGTTGTGGCGGCGTAGCTCCCGATCCAAAGTGCGGTTTTCTGCTTCCAAATCCTTGATGGCGTCCTGCCGTTGATGTCGGCTTTCTTCGATGGTTTCGGCAAGAAGATCAGAGTCCTTACCTATGCACTTGATTTGCTCGATGACGAATCGTTCGACTTCCGGCGCGGGAACGGAAGGCGCAGGGCAATTGTGCCAGCCTCGGCTCGTCGCGTTATTGCAGACATAATATCGATAGCGTTTGGTTTTGTTCTTGGTCGCGTGCGTTGGTGTCATTCCACAATTGCAGGCAGCGCAATGAATGACGCCTTTGAGCAGTGCGCCGAATCGATTCCTAACGTGACCGCCTCCGGTGCGCCCGTTTCGTTTGAGAAGACGTTGAGTGCGATTGAATATATCGGCATCAACAATGGCGGGATGTTCGCCTTCGTAGATTTCCTCTTTGTGAGATATTTTTCCAATGTACAGGATATTGTTCAAAAGTCGGCGCAGAGTATTCCTGACAAATTTCCCGCCACCGCGTTCATTTCCTTTTTTCGTTGTCCATTGCTTATTAGCCCAACCACGGTCCTCGATTTCTTTGATGGTTTCGGTTAGAGACTGGGTATCAAGGTAGATGTCAAATATGGATCGTGCGATTTTGGATTCTTCTTCGTTCACCAATAGGCGTGTGGCGTTGGGATCAAGATCGTATCCAAGGATGGGCGTGCCACCTGACCATTTCCCTTTTTTCCGAGTGGCTGCGATCTTGTCCCTCGTGCGTTCGGAAATGATCTCACGTTCAAATTGGGCGAAAGAAAGAAGGATGTTAAGCGTCAGCCTTCCCATGGAGCTGGTGGTATTGAAATGTTGCGTTACGGAGACAAACGAAACGCCATGCTTCTCGAACATCTCCATTATCCGGGCGAAATCCATCAAGCTGCGAGACAGGCGGTCTACCTTGTACACAACGACACAATCAATCCTGCCTTCTTCGATGTCGGTCATAAGACGTCGCATGGCCGGGCGTTCCATGTTCCCGCCGGTGAACCCGCCATCATCGTATCGTTCGGGAAGGCAATGCCATCCCTCGTGTTTTTGGCTGGCGATGTAGGCTTCGCCAGCTTCGCGTTGAGCATCTAGCGAATTGAAATCTTGCTCAAGTCCTTCGGAGGTTGATTTGCGTGTGTAGATGGCGCATCGAATCGCCTGTGGTTTTTCCTTCTGTTTGTTCATGCCGTTTTCCCTTTACGTTTAAGATTGAAAAAATGAAAACCGTTCCAGTGTGACCCGGTGATCGCTTTGGCTACGGCTGACAGTGTTTTGTAAATTTCCCCTTCATACTCAAATCCCTTGGGCAAAACCGCCACTTGTATGGTTTCGCCTTTGTATTCGCGGGTGATGATGGCTCCGGGCATGGGTAATCGGGAATCGTGGTCAATCACAACTGGCACAGTTTTGGTATTACCTGATCCTTTGGTGGCAGCTTCGTCCGGAGGTCTTGTTCGTAAATCAGCATCGGTAGCCAGTTTCAATGCGCGTTGCCGGGCGCGTTCAGACAGGTCGCCTTCGGCCTGCGATTGAATGCGCCATGCGATCCGTTTGATCAGATATGTTTTGTGGCGGGATCGATTTTCCTCACCGAAAACTTCGATGTGTTTGTCCCGCAGTTCAGTTACCGTCATCCGTTTTAACGCGGCGATTTCCTTGCCAATGTTGAGTGCCAT